ATGGCCGGGATTCCCTCACAGGCGGCCCGCCCGTAAGATGCGACCTCGCTTCCTTGTTCAGCAGATGGCGGAACAGCGGGCTGGCGGCCATGCCGGTCAGCCGGCAGATCAGATCCAGCGTCACTTCCTCGGCATCGTTGAGCAGCACTTCTTTGCAGATGGTTCGGGTCTTCGGGTTCACTTCTTGTTTCTCCTTGTGGTGGGGTGGGGCAGGACTTCGGGGTGGTGCGGGTTATTGCGGGATGGCTGGGCCCGGCTGGGCCTGAGTTGGGTTCAGGAAGAGCTCGGGATGTTCGAGCTTGACCTTCGGCGGGATGCCGCGCGTGGTCCAGTTCTGCACTCGCTGCACGCCGCCGTGTTTGTCGTAACCCAGCAGCTCCGCGACCTTTGTCGGGCCGCCGAGATCGTCAATCAATTGTTTATCAGGGGACATTTGGTTGCCTGTTGGTTAGAGGTAGACAGGCAGATTAAACACCATGTTTAAGAGAATGTCAAACAAGGTGTGTAACACAAGATGTTTACATACCCTGAAAATGGTGCAATGCACATGCAAATGAACAGACTTTATGAAGCCGCCGAGAAACTACGAGGAATTCGCGGTCCATCGGACATCGCGCGCGCGATGAATGCGTCGCCGCAAACCATTAACAACTGGGAATCAAGAGGGATGTCTCAGGCCGGTATGCTGAAGGCACAGGCCGTGTTCGGTTGCTCCGCCACCTGGTTGGCCGATGGCAATGGCCCGATGGCGGTGGGCGCGCCGCGCTGCTTTTGCTGCTTCGATCGCCGCACAGCCGCCGGTCCAGAGCAGCTACCAGATCGTGCAACCTCAGCCGATGCAAAGCGCGCCGATGCAGTTCCAGGCGCCGGAGCAGCGCCGCGGCGTGACAGCGTTCTGGACGGGAAAGCAGGAAATGGTACAGACGGTGACTCATCAGTCTGGTTGGCGTTGCGAGTATTCATACGCTGGCAGCACATTCAGTAGGACCTTTACCTCCTCCTGCCCTTCGTCGGTCCAAGTGGAATAGAGCAACTTCCCCCATCCATAAGCCCGCCCTGAGCGGGCTTTTTTTCGTCCGTACCTTACACATACTGTTCATTCCAAACAAAAACTTCAAGATCTTAAACATAGTGTTTGACTTCTTATTAAACACGGTGTTTAATGGAGTCTATCGGAAGCGCACAACAACCCACCCCAAACCACCGGAGAACGACATGAAATCGACCAAGTTCCAGATCAAGGGCTACGACCACGACGGGATCCTGCTGATGGTCTCCGGTGAGCGCGACGAGGACGACACGACGATCACGCGCGTGACGGCTGCCGACAGCGAGATCGACATCTTCGACCTGTTCCAGCCGAGCGAGCTGGCGCGCATGGCGGACAAGATTGACGCGCAGCTGGACCGAGAAGCGCGGGCGCACAAAGCGGAAGCGCGCGCCGAGCGGCACCAGTGGGACCGCGAGTTCGCGATCGCCGCCTGATTTCAAGGAGAGCGCGGCGCCCTCCGGCTGATGCGCCGCTTGCCCGGCCCGGGTCAGGAAACAGGGCGGTCTGCTCGACCAGAGCCGCGACTCGCGATACCAGCCGATCCGACGCCACCCTTGAGGTGGCTTTGGTGGTGCAAGCAGCCCACCACACACCGGAGAAAAACATGAAATTTGCCGTAGAAATCGACCTCGACTGGATTGAAGAAGACTCCTCGATCGACGAAGAAGTGAAGCACCAGATCATCACCAGCATCGAAAACAAGGTGCTGAAGGCTCTGCAAGAGCAGGTGCTGACGAAGGCCAAGGAAAAGATCGACGAGCAAATCAATGTGCTGGTCACCGCCAACATCAGCACGATGGTGGGTGAGAAGGTCGCTGAACTCATGACCTTAAACCGCACTGCGACCGACCAATACGGCCGCGTCACCAAGGAAAATTTCACGATCGAATCCATGCTGATCGATGCAGTCGACGGCGCCATCAACAAGAAGACGTTGACCAGCGATGGCCGCTTGGCCTCCGATGGCTACAACAGCCGCGCCGAGTACTCGCACTTCGACTACTACGCCACCAAGAACATTCCAGCCATGGTCGACACCAAGGTCAAGGAACTGGGCGAGAAGGTCAAGAAAGATATCGAGCTGCTGGTTACGGAGAAGATCAAAACCCAGGTGGCTGACAAGCTGACCGCACTGATCGTCGACAACTCCACGGCACTCAGCCTGCGCCGCGAAAGCCAAGCGAAATGATCCCCCGCCGCCTGCTGCGCGCCGTGACGCGCCCCTTCAAGCGCCTGGCCCGGCCGCTGCGCCTGCGCTGGATCGACTTCCAGCGTGTGCGCTCCGGCCGCGAGGTCGAGCGCCTGACCGAGATGAACGAAGACATCGCACGGCTGGTGCGCACCGAACATTTCCACCAGGTGCAGCTCGAAGTGCGCCGCCAGCAGATCGAGCGGGGTCTCGCATGATCCGCTTCCTCATCAACCAATACCGTCTCTCCCGCCGCGTGGGCTTCACCGGCCCGAAGGCAGCGCGGCGCGCAGTGCGCCAATACATTTTCGGTTTTTAAAGGAACACCATGAGCAACGCACTTTCCATCATCACCGGCGCGATCAACGAAGCGCGCGACGACTTCTCGCGTGTGCTGGTCGACCGCAGCATCAGCTTCGAACGCGAGTCCGGATTCGCCATCCAGATCCTGCAGAACAACGACTTCGCCATGAAGATCGCCATGGGATCGAAAGCGTCGCTCCTGGCGGCCGTGACCAACATCGCGGCCATCGGTATCAGCCTGAACCCGGCGCGCAAGCAAGCTTACCTGGTGCCGCGCGGCGGCAAGATCTGCCTCGACATCAGCTACATCGGCCTGCTCGACATCGCTGTCGCCTCAGGCTCGATCATGTGGGGCCAGGCTGAGCTGGTGCGCGAGAACGACGCCTTCCGCAAGGTGGGCATGGACAAGCAGCCCGTGCACGACTTCGAGCCATTCGGGAAAAACCGAGGAGAGATCGTCGGCGTCTACGTCGTTGTGAAGCTGCACAATGGGGACTACCTGACGACCACGATGGACATCGACGAGGTGTACAGCATCCGCGACCGGTCGGAATCGTGGAAGCGTAACGGCGGCGGCCCGTGGAAGACGGATGAAGGCGAGATGATCAAGAAAACCGTCATCCGGCGCGCATACAAGCTCTGGCCGAAAACCGACCGCCTGGACAAGGCCATGGATCAGCTGAGCGCCAATGGCGAGCGCCTGACCGACATCAACGAGAAGCCTGCTAACTGGGTCGACGTGGCGCCGATGATCGCCGCCGCCATGGCTACCACCACCGACGCCGCCGCGCTGGCGTACTGGAAGGAAAACAATGGCCGGGTGGCCAGCCAGCCGAACGACCACAAGCGCCTCAAGGAAGCTGTAGCCACCCACCGGGCGAACTTGGCCGCCAGCACCGCCACGAAGGCAGCAGCCGACGCCGCGCGCACTATCGATGTGCAGGCTACGCCAGTGGGCGACGAGCCGCCACCGATGACCGATGCAGAAATCGAAGCAGCCGACCTGGCGCGCACTGGGAGCCAGCCATGAAGTTCATTGAAGTCCCGCAAGGGACGCCTGATTGGATGCTCGCTCGCGTCGGCCGCATCACTGCTTCCTGCTTCGCTGACGCGGTCTCCACGATAGGCAGTTTGACTGAGCAGCAGGAAAAGTACGTGCACGCGGTGTTGCGCGGTGGTGCCACGGAAAAAGAGGCGATCGCCTTCGCTGGGTACAAGGCTGCTCCCACCGCCGAGTGCGTGAAGCGAGCTCTGGCCGGCGAGCGAACCGAAGAATTCTCGGACACCGCCAAACGCTACGCCGCCGACCTGTCACTGGAGCGCATCAGCCGCCAGCCGCACGGCGAGCCGGTCAAGACCTGGGTGCTGGAGCGCGGTCACACGATGGAAGCTGCCGCGCGCCGAATCTACGAGGGGCGCACCGGCGCGTTCGTCACCGAGGCTGGCATCTGCCTGACTGACGATGACCTTTTCGGCTACAGCACAGACGGCCTGGTCGACGACGACGGCCTTATCGAGATCAAGGCCCCGATCGACAGCATCAAGATTATGGAAATGTGGAAGACCGGTGACACGTCGGAATATGACCACCAAATGCAGGGCGGGATGTGGATCACCGGTCGCAAGTGGTGCGACTTCATCATGTACGTGCCTGACCTGGCACCGGTGGGCAAGGACCTGTTCGTCAAGCGCGTGATGCGCGACGACGACTTCATCGACACCATGGTCGCGCAGCTGGTCGAATTCGAGCAGCTGGTCAGCGCCAACGAGGCTGTCTGGCGTGAGGGGTACGTGCCGCCGGCGCCAGCGGCGGTCGACGATTCGGATGTGGTAGACGCCACTTTCGATCCGGGCTTCCAGGAGGTGATCGCCGCGCCGACCGCCGAGGCCGCGCCGTTTGATGCCAGCACAACGGGCTCGAGTGAGGCATCGATGGCAGAGCGTCCGCTGGGCGTGCTGGTTCCTGCGGAGTGCTGGCCGTTCCCGTCCACGGCGGCGAGGGATGATGCGAAGACAGAGGCGGCAAAAATAGCGCCCGCCATGCGACTGGGCCAGATCACCGAGCGCCTGGGCTTTGCCCTGACGGCCGAGTTCCTGCGCAGCCTGGGCTTCGAGCCGGCCGCGCGTGACAAGGCCGCCTGCCTGTACCACGAGCACGACTTCGCCCACATCTGCGCCGCGCTGCACCGCCACATCAGCGCCGTTTGCGAGAAGCAGGCGGCCTGACCATGCCGATCACGCGCCTCTCCGCTTGGGTAGCCCTGCGCTGTAAGGAGCCGATGTTCCAGCGCTTCCTCGGCGTGCAGGACGAACAGACCGCCATCGACACCGTGCGCACCAAGTGCGGCGTCAAATCGAGGGCCGAGTTCGACAAGGACCCGAAGGCGAAGGCGCGGTTCGACGAAATCATCCGGCGACCATTTATCGATTTTTCCCACCGCAAGGAGCAGTCCCATGTTTGAAATCCCCGTAAAGCAGCAGGTCAAGCTCATCAAGGCCAGCACCCCCATGGAAAACCATGGCAAGGACTTCGTCCTGGCTGTCGTGCTCACTGTCGAGGCGGCCATCAGCAGCCAGAGCCTGCGCCAGTTCGCGCCGGACCTGTGCGACTCGCTGTACCGCGAAGCCGAGCAGGACGACACCACCGACCTGGTCACCGAGCCAACCGGTCCCACCGTGCGCCGCTTCCCGAAGATGTCTGCTTTCGACTGGGAATACGAGGGCGCCGGCTACACCCTGGTGGTGGACTATGGCCTGGGCGGGGAGAGCGACATCGAGCTGGTCGACGCGAAGGTGAACAGCTTCACGATCACTCCGCTCGAGGGCGGTACCGTCAATGTGAAATTCAACGTGGTCGTGCACCCGGAAGCACTCGACGTCGGCCGTCTGTGCGAAATGCAGAAGCGGAACATCGACATCACGCTGACCGCGCCGGAACCGGAGAGCATCGGCGAGCTGTTTGGCGACGAGCGCGAGGCGGCCTGACCATGGCGCACAACGGGCAAACCTTCCAATCCCCGCGCAGCGCCGAGGTGATGCAGGTGATCAGCATGACGCTGACGACGCGCGGCATGGCGACTGCGACAGAGCTGGCGAAGGTTCTGGGCCTGACGCCCATCACCGTCGGCTCCTATCTGGCGCACATGCAGACCTTGGGCTCGGTGCACTGCGCGGTGCCGATGGAAAAGATCCAGGGCGGCTCGCTGCCGGCGCAGTGGGCGGCCGGGCGCGCCAGTCCCGACGCTGTGCTGAACCAGAACTTCAACAAGCGCCGCGTCATCGTGCGCAAGGAATGGGCGCCGAATCACGCGCGCAGCGCGATGGACTGCCTGCTTTTCGGAACCCCAGCAATTCTAGGAGCTGCTGCATGAAGCGCGACATTATCACTCACACAAAAGAGATCCGCCATTTCCATTTCTGCTGCGGCCTCGGTGGCGGCAAGAAGGGATTCAATAAGGCCATGCCGCAGGTGGGAACGACGGCCGCAGTTTTCCGTTGCATTGGTGGCCTGGTTGCCGACCCGCTCGTAGCCCTGGAAGAGCATCCGGTCTGCATTCATGGCTGTAATCTTTGCGCGCCACAGCTCGGGAAACATGGGAGTCTTGCGGGCGTCGTCGCCGGCGGCGTGGACTTTCGCCACCGTTGTGGTGTCGACGCGGCAGATGGTCATATGGCCGACCACGCCGAGATCCGCCTGGATCTCGCGGTCATGAATTCGCTCGCCGCCCCGGCGAAGGCGTTTGATTTTGCAGTACATGCGTGCCAGTGTAGCAAATGCGTGTCTACGCGACTCCCTTTACCTTTTCGATCGTGCGCATGCCGCCCAGACCCAGCATGCCCAGCAGGATCGTGCTCATTTCCGTGAAGTCGAGCACGGGAAGATCAATTGGGTGCCCTGCCGCCGCCATGGCGAACGCTCCGGCCGGGGCCAGCACGAACTTATAAGCGAAGGCCGCGCCGCATGTCCACCCGATGAATGGCCGCCAGCCGGCGACGAATAGCGAGCTGTTGGACGCTTCGACCTGGTTGACGGCTAGCTGCCCCTTGGCGACCTCTACATCAGCCGCCAGCATGGCCAGCTCGCCGGACTGCTGCATCTTGTACAGTTCGATTTTCGCAGCGGCTGCCTGCGTCGGATCCGGCCAGAGCCGATCGATCACCTTTTCGCCAATGCCCAAGATGGCTGTAAGTGGGTCGAGTGCCATCATTTCACCTCATCGAATCGAGTCAAGTTGCGGCCGCGGATCACGCCCATCAGCTTCTCGGCGTACTGCGGGTCGGTGGCATAGCCGGCGGCGGCCACAGCGCGGCACCAGCCCTCGCCTGTGGTCTCCTTGAAGCACGCGGCATAGCGCTTGTTCCGCTTGAAGAATTCCACGCGGTCGGCCAGGCAGGCGTCCCAGGTCGGGTAGAGGCGCCACAGTGCCGTCACCATGACGCGCTGTCCGTTCTCATACTCGGCGGTCGGCATGGCCAGCGTGGGGCCCTTCCAGCCCTTGTCAGCCTTGACGCCGAAGAGGTTGTGCGCGGCGCTGGCCAGCTTCGAGGCGCCCCAGCTGGACTCCAGCGCCGCCTGGGCCAACGTGAAGCTGGCGGGGATGCCGCTGGCCAGGTGCGATGCGCGCGCTGCCGGCGCAATTTGATCGAGGAATTCTGTTGGTGTCATTTCCAATGCTCCTGCGCTAAATGCCAAAGTTCCCACGTCCCCTTGCCGAGAGCACCCAGGGCGGTGATGATGGCCCAGCCGCCGACCTGGGCTTTGATCTTCTCGGCGCGCTCTTGCTTACGTTTCTGCTCTGAGATCCAGGCGGTCATGAACGCATGGTGCTCGCGGTGCATCTCGTCAGGGATGCCCTGGGCGGCGACTTCCTCGCGCACGGCGACGACGACGGCGCGGACCAGTTCCTCGTCGCGGTGCATCTTGCGCCGCTCGCTTCCCTCGTAATGCTCATTTTGTGCAGTCATCGAGGGATCCTTATGGGAAGTAATTGGCATTGACAACGGTGGCCAGTCCGCCATTGAAAACGATGGTGCCGTTGCTGGTCTTGGAGGCCACGTTGTAGACGACGAAACGATTGCCAGCACCCAGTCCAGCGTTAATCGTGATGCTGCTGGCCGTGGTTGGGCGGAAGTCCGTGATATTTTCGAACTGCCCATTCCCGGTGCCGGCGTTGCCGGTATAGAAGAACGAACTGCCCGACGCACCATTGCCAAGGCGTTTTGCGTTCTTTACGGTCCACCTTACCGAAGCCAGTGTTTGCCCGATATAGCAGATGCCGGGGCCGTCGTAAGTAAAGCCATCCAGCGCCCAATCGTTGCCATACATTTCGAAGTGGGGGTAGGTCTGGCTCAGGCCGTCCGGGACCTTGATGCGAATATTCTTATGGCTCGCGTTGTCGCCGATGATGAAGATCAGCTCAGGACGCGCAGCGCTAAGGAACCCTGTATTCAGGCCGAACGCGTTGATAAAAATATTACTCAGGTTTTGGAAGCCGCCTGCGCCGCCCTGGCCGATCCGGAACAGACGCGCAGCCGCGGACGGTCCAGCAAAGGTGTTCGACGAGATTTCTTGGCGCAGACCTTCGATCTGGTTGTTCACGCCGCCGATATTGATGGATGCATTGCCCACAATGATGTTCTTCATCGCGCAGCCAGATGTGCCGTCGACCGCGCCACCTACCAGGATGCCTGTGCAGCTGTTGCCACTGCCGTAAATGCTGATATTTTCGAAAGTCAGGTTGGTCTGGCTCACCGGCTGGGGCGCCGTTTGGATCATGCCGTAGATGCTGGCCTGATTGATATAGATGTCGCGGGCCGTGAAACTGGTAAGCGAATCCGCACCCGACAATGCACCGAAGCCAAGACCAGTTACGCAATGCGAAACGTATACGTCTTGGACCAAGGTTTGGCGCTGCGTGGTTTCTCCATTCACGATCCATTGCACCGCGATCTGCACCGGCTTGGAGATCGATGCATAGATTTTCGCGCCAATGATCGAACAGTTATTCCCGATGTAGAAAGGGTTCACCATGCCATACGTGAGTCCATCTGCAAAGACGCGGCAATCGCTGATCTCTGCGCGCGATGCCAACAGTTTGCAGGCGCGCTTCGAGCAGTTGATAAAGGTGCACTCGGCCACCATCACATCGAGTCGCTCGGCGCCGCCAGTTTGGCCGTAGCTTCGGATCGCGTCGGCGTCGTCATACACGGCGACCTCGGCGTCCGTCAACCCCCCAGCCAAGATCGTCTGAATCGTATCGAACACGCACAAACTGATGGCTCCCCGGCTTGGGGTCGGCTGGGCCGCGACAGGCACTGCCATGGTGTCCTCGAGGAAGCAGATTCCGCCCACGAATCCGCTGCCGATGGCGACGGGAGAGTAGGCCCCGTTGTTGTACTTGATCAGGTTTTTGAACTGACAATCGAGGACATCGAAATCCAGAACCCCATACGGAGAAATCAGCAACGCGTACGTCTGGTTCAAAACGTTACTTCCGACCAGCGTCCCCACGATGTCTTTAAACACGCAATTATGGAACCGGGGCCGGATAACGTTCGTGGTCACATACACCAGCGCAGACATGGGTTGCTTGCTGTTTGCGGTAAAGGTCATCCCTTTGAACATAACATTATTTGCGGTAACGTCCGCGAGCCTCGTCGCACTGGTCCCGTTGAACACAAGCGTTGCATCGTCGGCCGTGTACACCACGTTGGCCTGGTTGAATACCAGTTTCGTATCGCAACGATAGTCCCCAGCAGGCCAGTCCAAGGAAATGCCGCTGTTGATGGCGATCTGTAGCTTGGCCGTTAAATCGATAGCGCGCGCGCGCGTGGTCACATCGTTGCGCTCGGCGACGTTCAGGAAGTCGAAGACGCTGGTGCGTTCGCGCAGTTTGTCCTGAACGGTTCGCGCGACAGCATTTGCTGCGGCCTGAATAAAGCCGATCAACGCAGAACCTCCAGCTGCCGCCAAGCTCAGGATGAAATTGATCACGATGGAGATCACGCTGAAGTCGTCAGACGTGCGCGCGTAGAAGACTTGACGACCTTTACGATCGTTGACCAGCTCGGAATAGGCGCCAGCGACGAAGACGTTTGCCGGTGTTCCAGCGCGCACGATATAGCCATTCACGGTCCGGAGCGGTTGCGCGGCTGGTTGAGTCCCGGCCGCGTCCCAGTAGACCGTTACCGGCGAAGTGATCGGATTCTGGTTCGCGATCCCAAAATACACGTACCCGCGGTCAAGCGGTTTTCCGTCCGAACCGGTGTAGACCTTGAATGGCGTTTCGACTGGGAACATTGTTGGCCTCGAATTAATGGATTGTTGGGCTTGCTGGTGGCGACGCTGGCGGCGGCATGTTCGGCGCGGCGCGACCGGCCAGAGCCGCGTCGATGCGCTTGCGTAGCTTGTTGTTTTTCACCTGCACGGAAATCATGCGCAGGGCGGACAGGACCGGCACTGGCAGCCCGGTCATGGATCCGTTGACGCCCGCTTCAGTCAGTGCTGCGAGCAACACGCTGGCCGTGTTGGAGTGGTTCACCACACCGGGCGGGGCGGTGTAGATCACCTTGGCCAAGTCATTGATGTCGCGCATGTGCTGTGCTCCCTGTTTCCCGAAGATGAAGTCGAGCTTGCCATCGGCGTCGAGCTTCTTGATCGCCTTTTCCAGCTTCGGCACTGACAGAATCACGTTGCCGCGCGCGTCGGTCGCCGTGTTCGAAAATGCCTGCTCCTTTACCCAGTTGACCGTCGCGCCCTGCAGCTCGCGCCAGGCCTGCTGCCCGGACTCGCCGCCGGTTTGGAGGATGCGGCGAATGTGGCCAACGTCGGCGCGCGTACTGTCCAAGATTGAGTGCTTGAACACGTCCTCGATCGCCACCTTGCGATCGGCCATTCCGCGCTTGTTGTTCAGCAGGGAGGCGACTACGCCCCGGTTTTCGTACTTGTTGGCCAGGTTCTCGCGCAGGCGCCGGGCGTTGCGGTACAGCGGGCCGGCCACTGGCTCGGTGGCCGCGTCGACCGCGCCCTTGATGATGGCCGCATTGCGCATGTTCGTCGGCTCGAAGTCAGTAGCGCTGCCTACCGCGCGGCGGAACAGTTCGGCGTTCTTGACCGTAGTCGGCACAGCCGCCAGGGTTCCGTCGGCAGCTTCTTCCGCGATGCCCAGCTTCAGCGCCCGCGCGCGCGCCGCGGCGAGCAGCGGCGAAACAACTTGATCCGGAGCGCTGTCATTGAGGAACTGCACTGCGTCGTTGAGCGTCACGGCGGCGGCGGCCTCGGCCGAGGTATCGGCTTTCTGGTACCCGACGCGCACCGCATTCTTGTCCTTGGCCAGCTCCTTTCGCAGGGCGGCGTCGACGGCGCGCCCAGTGCCCATGACATCGGTAGCCTCGGCGCCGGTCATATCGACCAGGTTGTCGAAGTGCTGGAAAACCTTCTGGTTCTGGTCAGCGTAGCGTTCAACGAACTTCGCCCCTTGCGCACCCTTTGCCGTCTCGGCCTCGAAACGCAGCTGTTGCGGGTCGCGCGTGAGCTGGCCCAGGGTGGGCTCGATCCCCACCTTCGCGGCCAGTTCGCGGCGTTGGGCAGTCATGTCGGTACCACCGGCGCCGGCGCTGCCTTGGGTGCCTGGTGTAGGTGGCGCACCTGGTGGAGTGTCGACCAGCTGCTGCGCCGCGCGCTGGGCCTGCAGGGTCTGCTGCTCGGCCAATTCGGCGGCGGTGAGTTGGCGCGGCCCGGTTCCCGGTAGCTCGAGCGGGGTGCCGTCGGCCGCCGTGACGCGGCGGGACGGCGTGCCCCGGGTCTGGGCTTCCAGCTGGGCCAGGCGTGCTGACTGTTCCTCGGTGAGCGGCGCGGCGGCGTCG